TTAAAAGCAAATGAGAAAACCAAGGGGGCCTAAACCTGCCGCCAGGGAACAAACCTCTGCACATTCTTTAGTGCTACCACCGTCCCCTAAGCACCCCAGAGCGAACGCTGGCTGGGCAGCAGACGACAACAGCAGAAGAGTTGTTATGAATAAAACTTTACGTGATTTAATAAGAGAAAACATATTATTACCCTCATAGTAAGCAGTATTAAATAAGCCGGGATATATCTGATGTTCAATCAGTCCCTCATATAGGGTTAGCACCATAGCGAGTCGTTTTCACAAAAAACACAGACTGTTGAAACTTTATTTATCACTTTGACATTTGCAATACATGACACATGATTAGCTTCAGCCGCCATTATAGGGAAAGCTCCATTTCCATACTCATTTACTCACTTCTCCCTGCGGAAAAAGAAATGCAGTATAGCCAGCGTGGTGCTTTTGCTGAAACCAGGCGCGAGCAACACGGCAATGATGATCGGCGTCAGAATGAGTTCGGAATCGGCATTGGCAAACAAGGCGCACAGTCGTTAATACCCACCAGCAGTTCCGGCAGGACTGCGACAATGTCGTAAGAGAGGCCTTCAGCCAGGCAAAACAGCGCTACGGTGCTCCCCGGCTTGCTGAGGAAGTGAACCTGGGGCCTGAGGTACAATGTAAAAACGATAGCGTCCAGCCTGCGCCGTCAGGGTCTGCGGCGATCTCAGTCCGGAACAATTTGAAAACCAGAACCTCGCTTAAGGCTGTATCCACAATACGCGGACAGGATCAAAACTGTTAGTGTGGCTGGCTTACAAGAATGAAGTGAAGTTGATTGATATAACAAACACTCCTGATAATGTTAACTGGCCTGTTCCTCCGGGGGGGCGAGCCAGCCATGATTTGAAAAGCACATGAAATCACTTTCACATGAATTAATTTACATTGGAAATAAAATATAATAGTGCTTATCATTTTTATTTAAGTTAAATATTTTATAAATGGTTTTTATTTACTCACCTGATGGTAATGAATAACGTTTAATATCTATAGTAAAGGATGCTGTAACCGTAAGGATAGTGTGCCACAATTTAACAGGTAACATATTATGAAACACGTTAAGAGCGTATTTTTAGCAATGGTTTTAATATTACCATCTTCACTATATTCTGCTCTTACAATAGCGGCAGACTCTCAAGATCATAAAAAAGAAGAAACAATTAAGCCAATTCCTCAAAAGTGGTGTACTCTTTGGCCTGCTGGCATACCCTTCCCTGAAGATTGGTTTAAAATGTGTAGAGGTTATTGAGTATAAATTTAATATACTAACCAGTAACCATATCAGTTATGACAGACAGGCCTTCTTCATATTTGCTATAAATAAGGCCTGAGCTTTCCTGACAAATTATAAACTACTGGCTGGTTTCTCCGGCCAGACAGGCTTTAAAGTATCAACACGGTTTACCTGTACCCGGTACTTTCTCCATGCCAGAAGAGAAGCTTTTTCTTTATTGGTTGCTTCGTCCAGATCCACTGCATCCTGTAACGGCGCGATTTTTTCAGACGTTATTTGCAGGAGTCTGTTTTTCGTTCCTTCAGCTTCACGAAGTCTGGCTGCGGCCTCCGCAGCTTCATCATTCATCCAGACCTGAGCCTTACTATCCCATTTTTTGTATCCACCACCTGGTGAAACTGATGTGACGTTTTCAGGTAGCGGACCAAGATCGGAGATATAAACCTGATTGCCGGTTGTTGTGTCGTAAACCGTCTCGCCGCGGTGATCCTCCTGCAGACTCCACGTTTGGGTTTCAGCGTCAAAAACAGCAATATGACTGGAGGGAATATCAGGAGGGGCTATATCAGTACAATTTGCCGGGCGACGCTGTCCGGGGGGACCTGACCACATCCGGCCCCCATTGCAGGTAATGCAACAGATGTAATTTTCCGGTCTTCTCCGGCGCTTTTATTGTGCTGAAAAATTGCCAGTAACGCAGCCCGTGTTGCATTATAAACCGCGTCGGTGCCGTCAATAATCAGCGGAACGCGCATCGTCGGGGCGTGAACCAGCCACGGATGTTTACTGTTACCCGTTTCAATAACAAAGGCGGTGCCGACGGGCTGTTCCCCCAGGTATTCACGGATGATATTTTGCTGTACCCGTTCCTGTAATTGCGACCCGAAATATGCCGTAATAGCAGCATCCACACCGCCGTCCATAAGACCAAAGGTTTCCGCATTACCGTCTGCGACCACAATAACGACGTGTCCGTGTGGACCGATATACATGGTGTGCTCGTGTCCTCCGATATAAACTGTATGCGCATGGTCGCCAGCGGCCTGTGTCCACGCACCACCTCCTAGCTGAAATGAAGTGTGATTGGAATCTCCCCAGTATGAGTTGATATAACCGCCGAACTGGTTAGTATGATTGCCCGTGGTATTGGTCGATTTCGTGCCGTAATCAAAGGATGAGGTAGTTTTTGTCCCTAAGTCGATATCCTGCGCCCGCGCGGTGTACGAGTGCGATTTGTTGCCGTCCATCTCCTGAGAAAGTACAGCTCGCCCACTGGCGGGTTTACCTTTGATTGTCCAGCCTCACATGTCAGGGATAATGCCGGACGGATACGCTATAGCCAGTAACGGGTAAGCAGATTTATCAAACGATTGCCCCTGCATCAGAGCGTAACCTGCCGGAGTAGCATCAGACGGCCATGCTATCGCCGCACCTACTGGATACGAATCCGGTGGCGGATTTAGTGAGGTGTAGAACATCGCCCATTCTGACCACTCAGCGTCGGCGGTATCTCGATGGCTGCGAATATATGCAGGTGCAGGAGCACCATTAACCCCACTCCATCCGATTAATACTCTCCATCACCGGTTCCGGTCAGACGCAAAATATTCCCGTATTGCGTTGGGTAACCGTTATTGTAAACCTCGCCCATTATCAGGCCGCTATCACTGCCTCTTGTCGTACCAGTCAGTGCCGGAAGCCCGCCGCGTGATGCCAGTCTGTTCGCTGCAACAGCCGTACCTGATGCAGGGAGCGCTCCGATATTTTGTACAAACAGCGGCTTTTCCGGAATATCGCCACCGTTCTGTGATTTATGTAACGCATCGGCGGCGTGATTTATCGTTTCCCGTAAACCAACGTATTCGATAAAACCATCAGCGCTTTTTCCTGACAGCGCCGTCAGGGTTTCGTCCAGCGGCTGCTTGCCCGCCAGTTTATTCAGTACCGTGATGGCAAAGTTCGGATCGTTTCCCAACGCGTCAGCCAGTTCCTGCAGGGTGTCCAGCGCTTCCGGCGCAGAACCAACCAACTGCGCCACTTTCGCAGCCACAAACGCTGCCGTGGCAATTTCAATACCTGCAGCTGTGGTTTCCGGCATTGGTGCCGTTGGCGTACCGGTCAGTGCCAGACTGTCCAGCGGGGCTTTGGTCTGTACCTCACCCATACCCCACCATGTTTTCCATCGCGGACTGGAACCAGTCGCCGCAGTGTGGACAGGGCCAGTACCACCGACGGCGATCGCCCCGGTTATAAAGAGAAAGAATGCCTGTCGTGGGTGGGGCCTCGTGCGGCGAAGAACGCCGCCATTTCACATCGGTGATTTCCCGACCAGGCGAACTCTCTGCCGGTGTCATCCCCGCAGACATAAAGGTGGTGGTACGTTTGGATGCCAGGGAAAAACCATCTCCCTCGCCATCGATATCTTCAGGGAAACGGTCATAGTCGGTCAGCGCCACCCGCTTGTAATCCGACGAAGAAAAAACGGTTATGGACGGCCAGCCAATTTGCAGGAATGAACCATCACGAAACATTTTATCGTGGACGTTGTTGTCATTTCGGGAAGGACTGAGACGCTAACGTGTCATCCCAAGGAACCGCCGTATTGGCACCGCGGGGAACAAACATAAATTGTTTTATTCCTTCCGCTACCGGCATTCTGCGTGGAGGCCTGAGATATTCAGCAACCTCCCGGCGTACTGCCGCTGCGGAGCCATATTTATTCCCCGTCATCGTCTGCGGTCTCCTGTATTGCCTTAACTAACAGTATTCTGGCCTCATCCACCACATCCTGGGCCTCGTTTAGCTGATCCGCAGACCATCCCTTATCCCTTTCCAGTTTATCCGACCAGACTTCAAGTACCTGCGTAATGGCCTTGACTATCGCCGCCATTTGTTGACGGACTTCCGGCAACGGGACGACCTGCTTCATCTCTTTTTCCAGCCAGAAACGCCCCTTTTCGGAGTCAAACCAGTTCTTACGCTCTTTTGGAGTCATTTTATTCGGGTCCTGATGTTCAGCAGCCTGGGAAACGGGCGTTTCCATCAGTACGCGGATCACATCCGTCAGGAGATACAGCTTGTTTTTTTCATTGCTTCCCGGTGCCAGGGGAACGCCCGAGAGGCGACTGACAACCGTCTGTCGATGTAACCCTGTAATAGCGGCAAGCTGACAGATATTGCATTTGAGGTTCTTCAGTTCGCCGTCCATTTTTACCTCTGGGGCTGTTTCTTAGCGCGCCTTCCCCCGGAAAAACAAAATATAATGAACAAAAAACATACAAACCATCATCTTTTAAAAATAAATGACATTAAAACAGAGAGTTACAACATGATGATGATGCATGAAAAATCAAAAATGCGCCAAATCCCGCGCCGCTGCCGCCCCGTGGCAGACCGCCCCGCCGGGAGTACCTTTTTAAAATACGAACAATTATCAACAACTACCACTTAATGATTATTTATTTCATTTTGCGATATTGATTATCATTTTCAATAACAACACACAGAGAACATAAATGAAAAACATCATCACTATTATCGTAGCCATTATTATCGTTTTTTATGCAGGTATGTGGTCGCAGAAATTCCTGATGGAAGATGAGTGCCTTGATTCAGGTGGTTCATACAATGAAAATGGAATTTGCAATATTGCAGGCAGTCATCAGGATGTTCCCCCTAAGTAAGCAGAATGCTTTTTAAATTCGTTACCCACCTCTACAGATAAGGAGGCGAATGGTCACTAAAAGTAAAATCCATTGCAGAAGAATTTCCGGAAAGTTGTTATTCCAGCACCCCGACAGGTTATTCAGACAGATTTCAGCTATATCAAAACTGAGTGAGTACTTATCAGTTTCATCTGGTGAAAAACCTGTTCTTATTCATCTGGTTCCATCTGATGATATGTAGTCACTTTTTTACAGCAATATTACAGGGGGAGTTTCAATGCCTCCTGTAATTATTTGACTCTCTCACCGAATCATATACTCGTTCACACGTCATTCCTGCCCGGTAGCGCTCGTCAGCGATTCCAGCATAATGTTTAGCTTCTTCTGCAATATCTCCGAGCATGTTGGCAAGCATTCTGGCGTCGGCGTTGGTTGTTTTGCTTCTGACGGCAGCGGCAAGATTTGCGGTGTGCTTTGCGGCGTCCAGGCGGGTGGCAAGTTTTTTTGCTTCGGTACGCAGCTGGCTAACAGTGGCAGACAGGCCAGCAGCAGTGGCAGCAGATTTAGCGGCTTGCGCTTGTGCATCTTTCACAGCCTCATCACGGGCAATAACGCGGCCCTGTTCAATAATACGGGCGGCGGTCTGGGCGTTGACTTCCTGAGAGGATTCAGCGCTGTCGCGATCTGCCCATTTTTTTTGCCAGCCCCTGTCACTCCAGACATTACCGGCGATAAACGCACCAGCCATCAGCAAAATAAACACCAGCTGCAACCAGTATCTTTTCAGAAGAGCAGATAACAGATTCATACCAGCACCGATTTTGCTTTCTCAAAGCGCTCCCGCCGATCACCGATGCCGTTCTACCCTCCGTTGATGATCTGCGTAACACGTACCAGGTCGCCGGAATATTTCAGACACCCTTTAGTCACAAAAAGCCACGCTGCGGATCGGGCGGCATGACGTTCTAGCTCAAGCTGTCCTGGATTCGCCACTAGATCCAGTTTCAGTGCAACGCCACATCTGGTGTAATTCTCCAGCCCGGTAATCCTGATCTTCGCCGAACGTGGTGCGAAAGCTTTCTTGCCGTTCATGGCGTTCGCGATCCGGACTGGTACGAATATGTGCCTGATAACACCCCAACAACCCATGAAGAAAATGCAGCAAGGCTTAGTCAGGCGGGCAAATGTCTGCGGGATATTGAGGCAGGGAGATTTCAGTGTGATGAAGAAAAACCGCAACCGACAGGCGAACTGGCAGATGAACCAGCAACGCCTGAAGCAGTGGAACAGGACACAACTGAACATCATCCGGACCCACAGCCGCTGGAGAATGAACCACCTGTAAGCCAGACAGAAGCAGGCTACCAGAAAATACGGGCAGAACTGCACGAAGCACGTAAAAACATTCCACCCAAAAACCCGGTTGATGTTGGTAAACAACTGGCAGCCGCGCGCGGTGAATATGTCGAAGGCATCAGCGACCCGAACGATCCGAAGTGGGTTCATAACAATTACAGCGCCTCAAATCAGGGTGAAAAAGAAGAAGTGGTGCAGGAGGAAAAACAACCAGCAGCAGAGCCGGAGGCTGTCACCAGAAACGCGGACGGGACTTTCGATGTATCAGCGCTATTCCCGCCCCCCTCAAACCAGACCGAAAAAACGGAAGCCAGAACAGAAAGAGATGGAGAAACGCCGAAAGAGAGCAACCAGCAGGAAACGGCTGGCGATACAGGACAGGAAATTACAACGGACGGTGGATCAGGTACAACTTCATAGCGCAAAACCACACGCCAGTGGCGCTTATTGAAAAACTAAAAGGAACGGACTCATTCACTGTGTCCGCATGGATTGATCGCTATGAGGTTTTATTACAGCGCCGGAGTCTGTCGGTTAATACCTACAAGATTCGCAGTAATCAATTAGCGACCGTACGCGAAAAAATGGGGAAATGATACTGGCAGAGGTGACCACGCGGCATATTGCTGAGTTTCTGGAGTCATGGATCGCGGAAGGTAAAAACACGATGGCGGGGGCGATGAGGTCTGTACTATCTGACATGTTTCGTGAGGCAATTGTGGAAGGAAGAATAACAACGAATCCGGTTGAGCCAACCCGAGCACCTGAAATTAAGGTTGCCAGGGAACGCCTGCAACTGGAAACATATAACGCCACGCGGACGGCGGCAGAATATCTGCCTGTGTGGTTTCCTCTTGCGATGGATCTCGCGCTGGTTACTGGCCAACGCCGTGAGGATATAGTTAACATGAAGTTTAGTGATATCGTTGATGGTCGCCTACACGTAACCCAGATAAAGACAGGAATGAAGATAGCATTCCCCCTATCCCTGACCCTTCAGGCGCCAGGGTTACGTCCGGGACGGTTATCGATCGCTGCCGACTGGTAAGCAGAACCGATTTCATGATCAGTGCCGGAATCAGGAAAAATAGCCCGACCGGGAATATTCACCCGGATGGGCTGACAAAGAAATTTGTAAAAGCCAGAAAAATTTCAGACGTTAAATGTAGTGATAACCCACCGACATTTCACGAGATCCGTAGCCTGCTCGGGCGGTTGTACAAAGACGAACGCGGCGAGGAATTCGCTCAAAAACTCCTGGGCCACACCTCAGAGAACACCACGAAACTCTATCTCGATGAACGCGATAATAAAGCTTACGTGATGCTCTGATTTTGTTGTAAAAGAAATGTTAAACTGGATTTGGATGTGATATAACCAAAAAGACCGGAATACAGAAATTCGAGGAAATTTCGAGGAATTTCGAGGGGAAACACATAACCCATTGATTTATAATCCAAATAAAAAGAGACCGAATACGATTCCTGTTTACGGCAACAATTGATCTTTCTCTTTAAATTCACAATGTTACATATTAATTAAGTGATTTTAACGATTAGAATACGTTATTTTTGATTCTAATAGATTCAATTAGTTATCACTTTTTACGTTTTAATTCTGACATATTTCGAACCATTTTGCGTATAAATCCCCCGACCAATCAAACTCACTGCCCAATATATCACTCGACCTCTTCCACTGGTGGCCTCCCGATGCCAAATGCCCATGTAGACGAAGGCTTAATAGTGATGCCAACAAAAGCGATCACGAAAAGTTGAACAGATGCCTGGTTTCAGATTAAACACATTGATTAGCCATTCTTAACCAGTAGAATCCGCCGCGACTGGCAACCATTCAATATTCGCACTATCGAACGATCGCCAGTTTGCCGCAGGCCGTTCCTGCATACGACGTGGCTGCGGCACCGATCATACCGGGCAGTCGTCAAACCTCCAGGATCGCGCATCGTCAACGATGCAGGTGATCGTGAACAAGATATAGTTTTCCACAGTTCGTACAGGATAGGCCTCCTTATTGCTGCCTTCGCAGTGACAGTAACTGTCCCTGTGTTTTCACATCCTAACCTACCATGTCCCCGATAAGTTAAGTATATGAGCGTAGAGGAGCTTTTCGACCATGGGCACAACCTCTAAATCTGAAGGGAGTTCATCAATAGATACAATAATGAACGTTTCTTTAAAGATCTTTGTAGTCAGTCCCTGTTAGGTTGTCGTGACATAAGAATATCGCTTAATTTTGAATACAGGGAAATGTAATTGATTATAAATGTTGGACATGTAGCTACAGAAAAATTCGACACAACTGGAGTGAGCGCCTGTAACAACCAACAGAGTACTTCAGTTGATTTATCCTCCTGTATTATTAATGCTGCTTCAGAATGTACCGTTTTTGTCAGAACAATAATAAAGAAATCGGACAGTTATGATGCTATGCAAATTGACAGGCTTAAAATTGATACGCAGGAAAAATACGACGCTCTTAATTTACAAAGAGAACATCACAAGAAATTTCTGCAAACTATAAAAGCAAACTCTTTTGACAGAGCTATGGCTGAAAGACCAGAAAACCCAATATCTCTGAGTCTAATATATTCTTCCATTGATTCAATAAAATATAACACAGGGAACTGTGCTGATATGTCGCTAATTTTAGGTGCGATTATTGCAAAATATATACCACAAAGACTAACCGGAATAGGATTTTCGAAAAATAATGTATTTGATGCCAGAATAAGCACATCCCTTATGTATAATAGCGCGTCAGGAGGGAATCATGTGGTCGTTTTTTTGACTTTTACTGATTCAAAAGGAATATCGGAATATATACTTGACCCTTGGCTGGATGCGCGCATTTTCAAAAAGGAAGAGTCATATGAAATTTATAAAAACAATAGCAGTGAATATATCAATGAAAATCATTGCTTCGAAGCATACGATAAATACACTGCTATAATGAATAGCGCAGAATATATAGACGCCATAACAAAGACAATAAATCTTTTATATAGAGTTAATCTTGATGAAATTCAATTAACAAATCCATTTAAGTTTATATAATTAACTCTTATGGCTGATTAAAGGAGTGTTATTTTCCCATGAATGGCATCAAAGGCATGTTACTCGCCGGAAATTTTCTGTACAACGTCGAAACGCCAACATCATAAATAATCGCTACCTGCTGTCACGGTACTCCGGCCCTAATGAGGTGCCCGGCTGCGCCCATTGTTCCGTTGTTAGTTTCGGTCGTCGGCCACCAATTTGCCCCTGCTCCCTTGCCGCTGCCAGCCCGGCGCTGGTACGCTCAACGATCAGCTCACGCTCCATTTCAATGCCAGAACAGCAAGGCTCCTCCTGAGCGAAAAGGACATTTTTTGAAAGTTTCTGGAAAATAAAAATAGTACTATTTGAGCATTAATCTAATCAGCCGATTTTTTCTAATTCATCAATCAGATGGACATAGCATTTGCTATAAAAAATAAAAGTATTCCTGCTATCTATATATAAATGAGTTATGTACATATAAAAGGAGCATTACCGTGACAAAAATAACTTTATTTCCCCATAACTTTAGAATCCAAAAACAGGAAACCACACCACTAAAAGAAAAATCAACCGAGAAAAATTCTTTAGCAAAAAGTATTCTCGCAGTAAAAAATCACTTCATCAAATTAAATTCAAAATTATCGGAACGTTTTATTTCGCATAAGAACACTGAATCTTCTGCAACACACTTTTACCGAGGAAGCGCATCTGAGGGCCGGGCAGTGTTGACAAATAAAGTCGTTAAAAACTTTATGCTTCAAACGCTCCATGATATAGATATTAGAGGTAGCGCGAGTAAAGACCCCGCATACGCCAGCCAGACCCGTGAAGCTATACTATCGGCAGTTTACAGCAAGTATAAAGATCAGTATTGTAACTTGCTCATCAGCAAAGGAATCGACATAGCGCCTTTTCTTAAGGAAATTGGCGAGGCTGCGCAAAATGCAGGTCTGCCCGGAGCAACCAAGAATGACGTTTTTACGCCAAGCGGCGCAGGAGCCAATCCTTTTATAACTCCGTTGATTACATCAGCATACAGTAAGTATCCACATATGTTTACCAGTCAACATCAGAAGGCATCCTTTAACATCTATGCGGAGAAGATCATTATGACAGAAGTTGTACCGCTGTTTAATGAGTGTGCTATGCCGACTCCACAGCAATTCCAACAAATACTAGAAAACATTGCTAATAAATATATCCAAAACACTCCCTGAACACAGAAACACCAAAAAATATGCGAGCCTCTTCCTGATTAATATGAACCAATAGTATCCATAATTTTTCCCAGGAACTAACTCTGGAGCTAAACCGTCATTTACCAGTGCTAAAATTATACACTCAACCATCAAAATAATAGCCATTGCTGCTATATAACATATAGCAGCAATCTCTACTACATAGCTATATTTTTATAACTAAGATGGTTTCTCCGGCCAGTCAGGATTTAAGGTATCCACCCGGTTTACCAGCACCCTGTATTTTTTCCATTCGTCGAGCTGCGCTTTCTCATCATCTGTTGCGAGTCCAAGATCAACCGCATCCTGAAGCGGCGCGATTTTTTCAGATGCCATTTGCAGGAGCCTGCTTTTGGTTTCTTCCGCCTGACGAAGCTGCGCTGCTTTTTCAGCCGCTTCATCCTTCACCCACGCCTTACCATCCCATTTCTGGTATTCACCGTCTGGTGAAACTGATGTGACGTTTTCGGGCAACGGGCCGAGTTCGGAGATATAAACCTGATTGCCGGTTGTTGTGTCGTAAACCGTCTCGCCGCGGTGATCCTCCTGCAGACTCCATGTTTGGGTTTCAGCGTCAAATACAGCAATATGACTGGAGGGAATATCAGGAGGGGCGATATCAGTACAGTTTGCCGGTAATCCAGTGTGCGGCGGGATATATGCATCACCTGCGCCAATAAATTCGTTTGTATCTGAACGAAGATTAAAAATTTTAATTGTCTGCGCCTGTTCGCTCATTTTAAAAGTCATTATGCCAGCCTCACTATGTAGTTAAATGCAATATTTTTAACCGTGGTTTCCGCATTACCGTCTGCGTCCACAATAACGACGTGTCCGTGTGGACCGATATACATGGTGTGCTCATGTCCTCCGATATAAACTGTATGTGCATGGTCGCCAGCGGCCTGTGTCCATGCACCACCTCCAGGCTGAAATGAGGTGTGATTGGAATCTCCCCAGTATGAATTGATATAACCGCCGAACTGGTGAGTATGATTGCCCGTGGTATTGGTCGATTTCGTGCCGTAATCAAAGGATGAGGTAGATTTTGTCCCTAAGTCAGTATCCTGCGCCCGCGCGGTGTGCGAGTGCGATTTATTGCCGTCCATTTCTTGCGACAATACGGCACGTCCACTGATGGGCTTACCCTTTATTGTCCAGCCTCTCATGTCAGGGATAACGCCGGACGGATACGCTATAGCCAGTAACGGGTAAGCAGATTTATCGAAGGACTGCCCCTGCATCAGAGCGTAACCTGCCGGAGTAGCATCAGATGGCCATGCAATCGCCGCCCCTACTGGATGCGAATCCGGAGGTGGGTTTAGTGTGGTGTAAAGCATTGCCCATTCGGACCACTCAGCATCGGCGGTATCTCGATGGCTGCGAATATATGCGGGCGCTGGCGCACCATTTGTCCCGCTCCAGCCAATGAGGATTTCCCCATCACCGGTTCCGGTCAGACGTAAAATATTTCCGTATTGCGTCGGATAGCCATTGTTGTAAACCTCGCCCATTATCAGGCCACTATCGCTGCCTCTTGTCGTACCAGTCAGTGCCGGAAGCGCGCCGCGTGATGCCAGTCTGTTCGCTGCAACAGCCGTACCTGATGCAGGGAGCGCTCCGATATTTTGTACAAACAGCGGCTTTTCCGGAATATCGCCACCGTTCTGTGATTTTAGTAATGCATCGGCGGCGTGATTTATGGTTTCCCGTAAACCAACGTATTCGATAAGACCGTCAACGCTTTTTCCTGACAGCGCCGTCAGGGTTTCGTCCAGCGGCTGCTTGCCCGCTAGTTTATTCAGTACAGTGGTGGCAAAGTTCGGATCGTTACCCAGCGCGTCAGCCAGTTCTTTCAGCGTTTCCGGCGCAGAACCAACCAACTGTGCTACTTTCGCAGCCACAAACGCTGCCGTGGCAATTTCAATACCTGCAGCTGTGGTTTCCGGAGTTGGTGCTGTTGGCGTACCAGTCAGTGCCGGACTGTCCAGCGGGGCTTTAGCCTGCACCTCACCCATAACGGTTTTTACCGCCTTTGGCGTGGCTGCCAGCGCTTCGCTGTCACTGTCCGTGGCGCTGCTTAACTTAACGATACCTTTTTTCGTCAGGCTGGCATCTTCCAGGGAAATCACGTCCGCGATATCTTCTGCCCGTTTTGCGGCATCTTCTGCTCTGGTGGCTGCTGCTCCGGCAGCAGTACTGCTTTGCGCCGCCAGTGATGCGCTGGTATCAGATGCGGCGGCGTGAGTGGATGCCTCCGATGCTGATGACGAGGCGGCTGTTGCGCTGGCCGCTGCTGTACTTGCTGACGTTGCTGCATTTGTCTCAGATGTTTTCGCTGCGGCTGCCGATGCGGCTGCCGCCGTTCTGGCTGTGTCAGCCGACGCCGCGCTGGCTGATGCCTTCCCGGCTTTTGTAGTCGCCGTACCTGCGCTGCTCTCCGCAGATGCTGCGGATGAGGCTGCCTGTGTGGCTGATGCTTCTGCCGCTCCGGCTGCATTCACTGCTGCCGTGGCGCTTTCCGATGCCTGACCTGCTGATGTCTGCGCCTGTTCAGATGCCTGCCCTGCGGCGGTGGCATTCCGCGATGCCTCCGATGCCTGGCGGGCAACTTCTTCCACCATCGCCTCAAAACGCCGCAGCGCCTCCGGGCGGACGTCGTCTTCCGTCATGGCCCCCAGAAAATCATTCAGGGTGCCCGGCTTTGAATCATCGTAAACCGTAATAACTCCGGCATGTGACGGGGGATACCCGTCCACCAGGAGCGTGACAGTGTACTGCCCCTGCTCCACATCCATGCTGTAGCGCCCGGCGTCATCCGGATTTTCTGATGCCACCGTATTCACGACCACCGTCGTACTGGTCCGGCAGGCCTTCAGCTGAATGGTGCAGTTCTGTACCGGCGTTCCCGTACCATCTTTCAGTACGCCGGAAATAAGTACTGGCATATTGCCTCCATAAAAAAGCCCGCCCGCAGCCAGGCTTCAGATTCATTCACATCTCAGCACTGATTATCCGGGTCACGTAAATATGCCGGCAGAGAACACTGGACGCTCCGCGTGATTTTTTTTCCCTTTGCCTCGCGGTGCTGTTTCTGCCCACGGTCGGTGCCGGTATAAATCCGGGTCTGGTTTTCAATATTGCTGTTGCCGCTTCCTCTTCCGTTATCGGCAACGGCAGCAGTGGAAAATAAAACGGACAGGGAAAGCCCTGCCGCCAGAGAAATTACGCGCGACATAGTCATATTTGTTCCTCATTAAACGAAAGGGACCGGAAATCCGGTCAGTTTGTGAAGTTGCTCCCCGACCGGGAAACCATCACCAGCGGCCAGACGGAAGCAGACGTGGTGTACTGCCCACGGACCCTCAGAGAGACGCTGATATCCACGACAGGTGAAGTGGTGTAGACCGAAAAGACGACGGTCTGATACATGGCCGGAATCCCTGCGGTATACGGCATAACCTCCGCCGTTTTCACCTGGCCGTTAATATTTATCGTGACGGTGATGGCACCGGTGCCACCGTTACGCTCACAGTTAGCCATCACCGTGATGGTTTTCCCTATCTGATAGGTGGCGCTGTCGGTATACCGTGTTGAGGTGCTGCGTTCGTCGTTCGTCGCCCTGATGCTCACGCCCTGCATGACTTTTGAGCCGCAGATATCACCGACAAACTCTCTTGCTTCTATCACGCCAGAAAACTTACCGGAGGTGGCATTGATTTCTCCCGTAAACGAGCCAGATACAGCGTTGATATGGCCGCTGATATCCGCATTTTTCGCAGTCAGCTTTCCATCCGGCGTCAGGGAAAATGCCGGAGGATTCCCGCCACTGGTAATGGTCGGCGCGCTCAGGTATTTCAGGAACGCCTCATTCATGATTATCTGGTCGCCCTGCATGACGAATCCGGGCGTCTCGTTTCCGTTTGCCGGGTTAATATAAGCAATGCGATCCGCCGCCACCAGGAACTGGCTTATCTTCCCGTCAGGCGTGTCTTCCATGCTCAGTCCAAGTCCGGCCACATAATATTTGCCGTCTTTGGTCTGCTCTATTTTGACGCCCCACGTGGCGCTCCATTTATCGTTAGCGTCCTGCCACTCCTTCGAAAATTGTTGCAGTTTGCTGGCGTTATCCTCCGTCAGGTCAATTTTTTTTCAGCAACTCCGTACCAAGATACGTCTCCGTAATCAGTCCCTTAAAAAAATCCAGATACCCTTTCGCGTCATCCCCCGGACGTCCGGATGCTTCCGCAAATACTGATTTTCCAGCCAGATTTACACTGCGCACGTAAAACCAGGCATCATGCAGTGGTTTCAGTCCATCCTTTATCCAGAATGAACCGACGCCCAGATACTGTGCTTTTGACTGAATATCGGCGGCAGTCGCCAGTTGCGTGGCGGAGTACCAGAACTCATACTGCACACTGGCATCGTAGACAGTCTGGTGCGGCGTCACCGTTATCTGAAAATAACCCGGCGTCATCTCAATCGTGGATGGCGCTTCCGGTGCCTGAATACTGAATGCCACGGACGCCGGTTCACCCTGCTGCCCGTAACCGTTTATTGCCCTGACTGTCAGCGTGTAGTCACCCAGTGGCAATTCGTGGAAGGCGTACTCCGTTTCGCTGGTCGTCGCCGTTGTCACCAGACGAACCGGATCGCCCTCGTTCCCACTGCCTGTGGTCAGCCTCACCACAAAACGCACATCTTTTACCACCCGCGGCGTGCCCCACTTCGCTTTGGCCTGATACAGGGTACTGTCGTTATCCGTGCTGACTGTCAGATGCTGCACAGCGGGCGGAATAATGCTGTTGGTGGTCCCCGGTAACGGGTCAAAGTGCGCCCCGTTGTCCACGATGGACTCTTTTTCCGGAACGTGCTGCAAGGCAGTGATGGCGTATGTGCCGTCGTCATTCTCCTTAATACGCACGCAACGGAAAAGGCGGCGCTTCAGGGAGGGCAGTTTCAGCCCCCAGATACTGTATGGCTGCACGGTTTCCGGCAGGACTTTCGTTACCACCCGATCCGGTGCGGGCTGCGACTGAATCTCCGTACTGAACGGCTTACCGTCAGGCCCGACAATATTCAGCGTGGTGGCGCCGCTTTCCGGTAGTGTTATTTCCCGGTCAAGCGTCAGCGTGCGGGTGGAAATATCCAGGTCAGTGATACGCCCACCGACCGACGCCCCGGCGTAATCGTTGTCGCAGACCTCAATAATATCGCCCGGTGTATGACGCAGACCTTCCGCACCGACAGAAAAATCCACGGTCTGCGTTTCCAGCAGCTCCGTCATCATCACCCACAACCCCGTCCGGTGCGCCTGTCCACGTGAGGTACAGCCGAACGCGTCCATTTTCAGCAGATTGCGTCCATAACGGGCCTGTGAGGCATGGTCTTCCACCAGCTCCGTGGAGGTTTGCCAGCCATTCAGCGGATCGGTGTATCTCACTTCTATCGCGTTATGGCGGTCTTTCAGGGCACTGAAGCTGTATTTAAAGCGCCCGCCCACCACGTTACCGTTGGTGTAGGTCCATGCTTTATCGGAGGGGCGGTCCTGGATGAAGGTCATTTTGCGGCCATTCCATACCGGCATACAACGCATCACCGAGCAGAAATCCGCCAGAACGTCATACGCCTTACGCTGGGTGGTAATATACGCATTAAGCGTCATGCGGGGTTCCGTGCCGCCAAATCCGTCCGGCACCGGTTGATCGCAGTACTGCGCGATGGCGTACAGCGCCCATTTATCCACATCCGCCCCCCGATACGCCTGCCCAGCCCGTAACGGGGGTGGGTCAGTTTATCCATCGTGCACCACGCCGGGTTATTCGTGTACGCCGGTTTAAACGCCCCGTCCCACAGGCCGGTATATGTGCGGGTATCCGGGTCATAGTTTGAGGGGACCTGAAAAATACGTCCGCGCAGGTGGTAGTTACGCGTGACCTGCTGGCTGCCGAACTGTTCCGCATCCACCAGCAGACCGGCAACCGCTGTGCCAGGATAACCCTGCCGGATATCGATGATTTCCGTATACGACGACCACAGCGTTTTGTTCTGAAGCCTGTCGGTGGTGCTGTCCGGTGTCACCCTGACCATGCGGACACTGAACGGGCGCGGCGGTAAATTATCAGCCACTACCGATGCCAGATATTGTGTTGTGATCTTGCCGTTAATAGTGATATCAAATTCTGTGTTCCAGATCCCGCTACGCTGAAACTGTATCAGCAGATTCACGGAGGACGGGTTACGGTCCCCCTTGTCCATGGTCTCCTGCAGCATCTGTACACCAAAGGTGAAGCGTAGCCGGTCGACATTCTCTGAGACAACAGTACGGGTAACGGGATTATCGTGTTTCACTTCCACACCCAGCACCGTTTCCGCGCCGGAAGCCTCAAAACCTTCCAGCGGTGCCTGTGGTGTCTCCCCCACCTGATATACCACGGTCACGCCGTGAATATTACTGTTACCGTCCGCGTCCACCACCGGCGTGTTATTAATCAGCACGCTCTGCAGACCGTTCACCGGGCCGACTATCGGTCCCTCACTGAGGGCATCAATCACGCTCAGTTGTTGTGTGGACTTCAGATCGTCCTTCGCCTCACGTGGTGTATGCCCCTTCCCTCCACCTTTGCTCAT